GTCTAGAGCTATTTCTCTATGCTCTTTTTGTGTGCCCTCCGCGCAACGAAGATCAAGATAGTGAATCCAGCTACGCAAAGTACCTGACATATAGATTCTTGTTTGGGTATTCAGAGGTAGTATGATTCTTGCACATTCTTTTGCAATACCTTTTTCAATTAATGCATTATACGCAGCTAATGACGTTTCCTGCGCGACTTTAACAATTTCTTGAAGTTCAGGAGATAGTACAACAGGATCATCTCCTACCTGTCTGTTTGTTTTTCCTTGCATTCTCCACTCTGGCGCTTCAAGCCTTGTGGCTGTAGCATATCTCTGGCTAAACTCCTGAAACGTAAATGATCTATGGCGTAGAATTTGTGCAGCAATAGCTCTAGACGTCCAAATCTCAAAAGTACAACTTACATGCTCAAAGGGGCTCCAATGCTTATGCTTAATAAGATAGCGAATAAGCTTATGACCGGTTTCGGTGTTCATCTGGTTAGCCGGATTACTTACCCGGGCTATATACACTATAAATTGCTCCGGAGTCATATTGAAATGGCCGTTACCGGGGTGAGGGTTCCTGAAACCTTCAGGAACCATAGGGACAAACGGCTGAGTGATTGCGATTAATTTTGTTTGCATTTGATTTGTGAAAATTTAATTAAACCTTTCATACCTGTATACGTATGCTTAACTATTATATTCCAATCTAGTTCATCTTGCTTGGTGTGCACGCATAAATCGTTAATATCTTTAAACCTTTCGAGACCAGCTGGCCATAGAAAAACTTTTTCTCCTTTATCTAAAAGAGACTTAGTAACATCGTAAGAAGTGCTATCCACCCATTGATTATCAGGTACATATACTAAAGTGTGCATAGGGAACAACGTTTGCAGACGCTCTACCTGGCCTTCAGTAGGGTTAATACCAGCCAAGGCTACACTATTGCGTAAAAACATGGCGTCAATAGGGCCTTCCTGTAAAAATATATACTCAATATCAGGTATAATCTTATCTATATTAAATATACCTTTATCTGAATTGGCTTTAGATAAATACTTAGCTCTATCCTCGTCTACCTTATAAAGAGCGCGAGATTGATAAAATTCTATTTTAGCGCCTCCGTTGGGGCTGTAAAACGGAAACACGACTCTATTCTTGTGCGTGTAATCTGTTAAACTTAACCACAAAGCTTTAGGACGATTAACAGCAGTATTGAGCCTTCTTTTGTTAATGAAATCTAAAGCGTCTTTGACTGTTACATTTGCGCTATAAAATGAAGTTTGATTATTATCAAATAAATTTATACTGTCATCGGGCAAACTCTTAGGGTTATATTTTTTGTATACAGAAGAGCGTTTAATAATATCTTCTATGGTGTCTGTCCGCAATTCGGACTCTGCAAGTATATCTTTTAAAGATAGACCTGTCTGTTCTTTTACAAAACTAAACCCGTCAGTACTAGCCCCGCAATTATGACAGTAAAGATGATCTTCTTCAGGTATATAAAAAAACCGTCTCTTTTTGCCAGTGCTTTTTCCTTCATGGCAGTACGGACACTCCCCGTTATATGTACCGGTAGTTTTTTTGAATACTGGACGTTTGCAGTATTGAAAAAAAGTATTGATAACTAAATTTTGAGATATTTGCACAGGTAAGTAACTATAGTATATGGCCTACCCTAAAAATAACAAGTACTTTCAGGGGCTATACACCCCAATAAATAAAGACAAATACAAAGGCAGTACAAATCCATCCTACAGGTCTTCATTAGAAAAAAACTTTTTCTTATATTTTGATAAAAATCCAAACGTAGTTGCTTGGGCCAGCGAATCAATAGTTATACCTTATTACAACGATGTAGATAAAAAAGTGCACAAATATTATATAGATCTTATAGCTGCAATAAAGAACCCAAACGGGGAAGTACAAAAGTATTTAATTGAATTAAAACCATACGCACAGACCCAGCCACCTAAGCAGTCTAACAAAAAGAAAAGTAGTACAGTATTGTATGAAAACTTAATGTACCATCAAAATCAGTGCAAATGGAAAGCCGCGCACGAATACGCGGCTAAAAAAGGTATGAAATTTATTATACTAACCGAAAAATTTCTTACAATTCATTAGGATCAAATGTGCTGTCTAGATCCTCTTCGTCATCATAATCGCGACGCATCATACGGTCATATTTGCTAGAAAGTTCATCTTTACCAAGCTTGTCAATATCAGACAAAGAAGGTTCTTCTGGCCCTAATTCTCCTGCGCCTGGCTCCATTGAGGTTTCTTGATCAACAATTGCTTTAACTACTGCTGGGTCAAGATTAAGAGGGGTCTCTTCAGTGCTATCGATTGCAATTGCATCAATAATTTCATCGACTGACGCATCTGGGTTATGCGCGATATAGTCCGCGACAGCAAGACGGGTGCGTTCAGTAGCCGGATCTTTACTTAAAGTGCTGATTTCTGGCTCAGCAGACGGCTTGGAAATAGGGCCTGTAGCTCCAAGTCCAGCTTTCTTGTCTCGTTGCATTTTATAAAACTTATAATGTGGTACTCCAGGATTTTCTACTTTCCACTTTTGGAATTCTGGATTAGGCTTACGAGCTTCCGGCATGAAGTTCTCGTTAATTTGATTCGCGAGTTTGTCAAATTTCATAATAAGTATGTTATTACTTATTACTTTTTGTGCAAGTTTTTATTGGATAATCCTAGTTGTTCTGAAAGAAAAGCTTGTTCATTAATGTCTTTAGTGATAAGGCTTTCGCTTTCCCCATAGAATTCACACTTCTCATTAATATACATTTTTAACATAGCTATTCTTTCTAGCGGATTACCGTAGATCGGTATAATCGGCGGGCAGTCTTCATTATCGAAGAATTTAGAGCCGCCTTTTTGCCATGCTTTGTATAGCATTTCAAATAACACACCTATTTCCCCTCTATAAACCGGATCAATATCTCTATGCTCTTTAACAGTTAAAGTTACATCATTTTCTCTAACTAAAGGAAGATAAAATAAAACAGAATAAAATTTAAGCGCATGTCTAACCGTAATTACGCATTTGTCAATAAAAGCTTCATCAATATCCGAAGTTTGTTTATCGTATAACCATAAAGAGTAAACCAAATTATCTAGAGGGGTACGGTCGAAAATCATTTTTTTAGATCCAACATTACCCATAGCTTCGTCAACAAGAAAATTAAGTATCGCTTCCTGAGACTCTTTAGTACCGTGCTTATTAATCGGTAGATTCTTTTCTTTAATTAAATCTCTATAAGTCTTAGTAGGGCGCTGCAACTGAGGCCATTGTAAAGTCATATCCTCAATAAGAGTACTCTTACCCACACATTGTGTACCAATAACCCCTATCTTTTTTAATTTTGTCATTCTAACGACTTAGGCTTTTCCGTATCATTATCAACGTAGTCTAAATGGGCATTTTCAGGTGGAAAATACCCAATACCTTTTGTAAAAAGCTCGAACTGTTCGATAAGCTCGGTAAGATTTACATCTCCGCTTAAAACTATCTCAAGCTTGCGCGGTACACTACTACAACTTTCTAAAGTAGGGGATTGCTCAACTTCGTATATAAATTTAATTACGGTTTTCATTTATATAATTTCTTCCGCTATACCAATAATTTCAGCCAAAATCAATAATAGCCCGCCAGCAACTATATTACCCCCTATAAAAGCCGCCCCTGCAATAATACGCAGTATACTTTTAATAATACTAAGCTTAAAATGCCATTCTGGATTAGGTGCTTCCATAATTTTATACCTTTAAGGCTTTGTCCCAGATTTGCAAATGCATACGATTGCTAAATTTGAAACAATACTTCTTGCATATCTCAGCTACCACCGGACCGACTTTAAGTAGTTCCTCTCGAGAGCCGCACATAGGCATAATCCAGACTAACTCGCTAGGTACCGCAACATCAGGATTGTTTACGTACTTTTCTAGTACTTCAGTAAGATCAGATTCTTGCTTAGCAACAAATTTAAAGCACGCTCTCTTATCAACAAGATTACGAAGTACATCTGGTTTAAAACGCTTTTCTTCAGGGTCTCCGTTACTAGAGAGTTTAGGGGACGTGGTATAGGATACAACGCAACCTAGTTGATGCCACATTTCATCTGGCATGATAGTACCATTAGTTTCAAAGTCAATTTTAAGTACCGGCTCTTGAGGCTCTGCAGCCATAAAGTCGAATTCGTTTTCTAAGTTAAAAAAACCCCAGCGGTCTATAATGAATCTAACAAACTCAATAAGATTCTTTTGTTGAATAAAAGGCTCTCCACCGGTAAGCTTGAGAATAGCGCCCTGCTTAAGCATCTCATGATAGTCATGCTTTTCAAAAAGCTGGGCTATTTCTTCAAAAGTCATTCTGTTCTTTTTAGACCAGCTTACATAACTATCACAACCGAAAGGAGCATCCTCACTCTTAAAACCAATACAAGTGAGGTTGCACATAGATAGTCTCATAAACACAGAAGGATAACCGATGTATCGGCCTTCCCCCTCGAGAGTATAAAAGACAAAATCGTCAGAAAGAAAAAGAGTTTTATCAGCGCTCATAGTTAAATATTAAAGTACTTTTGATAAATTGCACTGTTTTGTTCGTGCTCCCAAACTTCTACTTTTTCACACCAGCAACGATTATCAGTCATATTTCTGACATAAGAATCAGCAAGATCGCAGCAAAGCTCAGCAAACTTCTCTATGCCTACCCCGCCATGAAGCACAACTAGTTCAATCATTCCCTTACTCTCAAGTAGGTAAAAAGTTTCAAGATCAGGATCTTTACCCCATACTACGGTTTTATGATCAAATGTATTTTCAAGATCTCTCTTTAGTTCCTTTAGACCACCAAAATCAACTACCCAGTTGTTTTGATCTAGTTCATTGCATACAAACCAAAATTTAGCCTGTAGCCGATAACCGTGAATATATTTGCAATGGCTTTTCGCATGAGGTTGGCGGAATGCACATGAACCTAGAGGAATTACTTTAGTGGAATAAAATTTGCCCATACTTATAATAGTATAAAATTAATCTTTAATTTCAACTATTAAAGTAAGTTATCTATGTTTTTTTCTATCCACAATTCTAAGCTTCGCTCTTCAATATCCGCCGGGCTGCATAAAAATGCATTACTATCTTCTGGATTAAAAAAAATACTTTTTTGTAAAGACTTCTTTTCAATAAGCTCATCAAAACTTATATAAATGCGCGCTCTTTTATCTTTTATAACTGTATTGCCTGCGAGTATAACGTATACAGAAGGTATTTCTTTAAATTCGTTAATTAACGAGTTATTAGCTAAAAAATCTATAAATTCGTCTTTTTTAGAAGAATCTTTAAAATAAAAAAACAAAGGCACGTCATCACTACTATATATTTTGTTGCGGTATTTAACCTTCACTAGTAATTACTTATAAATATATAATATGAGACACGGAATTAATAAGAAAATAACTTTAAATAATGAAGTAGGGCCAATTACCGTGAATATTCCGCCTCCCATACCGGCTCAAGTTCAGACAGTAGAACCTCGAAACACTGCCCTAAGAGGTTCTTTTAAGGATTTTTATCATAGCGATATCAAATCCTTTGCTCCTACAGGAAGCTCTTTCGTAGAAAGAGCGGCTAACTATATAAAGCGTAATGAAGGAGTAAAGAATAAAATGTACCGGGATAAGGGGTTTTGGTCTATAGGTATAGGGCATTTAATAACCCCTCAAGAATATAATTTTTATAAAAATAGAATTCTAAGTGACAAAGAAATTTTAGATTTGTTTAATAAAGATTTGAACAAAAAAATACAATTAGCTAAAAGTCATTTTGGAGCAAAATTTGATTCTTTTTCAGAGAATTTAAAAATTGCGATTATTGACGGATATTTTAGAGGGGACCTTTCCGGTTCGCCTCGCGCAAGAGAGTTATTACGAAGAGGGAACTACCAAGCAGCTGCAAAAGAATATTTGAATAATAAGGAATATAAAGACGCGTTAGCCTCGGGTTCAGGAGTTGCAAAACGTATGCAACGTAATGCTGAAATAATGGCTAGAGAAAATTAATCTATTTTAGCAGGATTAAGCCTGTTAATAATACTAGCTAGTTTCTTTTCTATTTCAGAAGCATTTTCAATAGTCACTTCATCATCAGCAAACACCCCCATATCAGAATCATCCATAGACTTAGGATCGATTTCTAAGGCTCTTCTAATTAAGTCTACTAAAAACGCCCGACCTGGAGAAGATAACGGCTTAGGTTTTTGCTCTTTCTCCGGGTCAGGTATATCTGCTGGCATAGGAGCAGGAGCCGGTGCTGCGGGAGGCGCCATGGGAGGCTGGCCCTGAGGGCCACCGGTTTGATCTAACCCTGGCGGTGGAGCTGGTGGGGCAGGCTGCTCAGTGAGCAGATCGGTAAATACTCTGTTAACTATAGAATCAAATTTTTTCATTATTAAAGGGTACCACCTAAAGGTGAACTAGCACTTGATGTACTCGCGCCTTTTATTGTCGCTTGAAGAGCTTTAATTCTATCATTCATCATCTTTTGTTGAGCTGGAAAATCATTCGCAGCTTTTTGTAATGCAGCTAACTCAGCTTGAGCAGCTTTAGCTTGAGCCTCTTTAGCTTTTTTAGCAGCGGCTTGCTGCATGGCTACTACCTTAGGATCAACACCCCCTGTAGCTGCTCCTGGTTGAGGTGTTACCGGTAAAGTGCCTGGATTAGCGCCAGCTGGAGTAGATGTAGTTGGTTGCCCGCCCATATTATATTCTTCCAACATCTTAAAAAATTTACTCTTGGCTTTAACTTTTTGATAAATCTTATCCATATTTATTATACTTACTAGTTTCTAACTATTTTGTAAACTCTTAGTTGATTTTTTTGTATATGATTTTTATAATCTCTTAGGGGGAGAAAGGAGAGGCTTGTTTACATGGTAATGTAAACGTTTGTATTGTATAAGGTTCTTTTTGTAGGTAACTTTTTTAAGGCTCACTTCGTTCGCCTTATATACCATATATAATATATATCTCAAGTGGATTTTTTAATTAAATGGCTGGATTTTATACTTGTCGTGGAATGCAGCCGCCTTTTGTCTGGTGTATTTGCTATAATCAAAATTAAATCTAGTTGTCTTAACCCCTTCTATGATTTCTTTTGACTCTCCTTTATCGGAGTCAATCCAAACAAAATCTATATTGCCGTAATGTACTATAAACGGGAAATGTTTAGTAATAATGCTTAGATATGGATTCTCTTTAGCATTGTTGACATAAAAAACAATATTTCTATTATTACCGTTTTCCTTTAAAACATTAAACATGTATTTTGTATAATGATAAAGACGTAGCCGGTCTTTTTCTTTATCTTTTAATGTTTCTTCCAATATACCCCAGTCGTTTAATTGCTGGTAGTAATCTTTACTAGCGTTTTCTTCTATCCAAGTAAAATCAATTATTAGAAGATTCAGAGCTGTTCTGTAAAAACGCATCACAGTACAGTTTATAGTTATCTTGATTAA